GTATATAAAAAAATTTTCTGAGGTAAAAAATGGACTCTAAGACCCGTGTAGAGAGACAGGACACGAGAGTATGGGCGATAGAGCAATTATTGCGCCGTGAGGGATTCTTAGATCCTCGCATGTATGAGTGTGCTGACTACTATGCATCAGGTTATGCATCACAGAATACAAACGATCTATATACACTATGGGTGGAGTGGAAAGAAGATAACCCCACAAATAACCCGCAGATAGTCAATAGGTTATAGAAGTATGTCACACAGATTCATTACAGAACTAGAAGAGGACGATTTCGGTGATCTTATTCTTACAATTCCGTATGAAGCGTGTGAGGAATTGGGATGGGATGTAGGTACGAAATTAGACTTTGAGATTGCAGACGGCAGTTTTATTTTGAGAAAAGCGAAGGATGAATGAAGATTATAATAAATGGCAGGATAACACCGAAGCCCACGAAGCACTCAGATTAGGTCTGATTGCCCTCTCAGAGCGCCTGGAGCGGGTCGAGAACGCGGTATCCACTATAATGGGTATCATGGATGCTAAATGGGATATTATATGGTATAATGGGGGCGATCCACAATCTTTACAACAGGAGGACATTAATGGCAAAAATGAAGAAGTCTTTGACGGGTCAGAACATGATCGAGTCAATTCCGAAGAAGACTAGACAGGGTGCAGGACAGCATACCAAGTATGCATCCACAAGTCGGAACAATGCCAAAAAGCGTTATCGGGGGCAAGGGCGCTAAATAGCATTGTTCATATTGTAAGTTAAATGGCACTTAAGCAGGTAACAGGAAGAGATGTTGCCATCTCAAAGGCATTTAAAGATATCAAGATTGATTTTGCGAGAAATCCTTTTACCGATGATGTCGCGCATGTCAGGAATGATAACAGTATCAAACAAGCGTTAAAGAACCTTGTATTGACTGTGCCTGGGGAAGTGCCATTTGATAATAGTATTGGTTCAAGAGTAAGTGAATTACTGTTTGAACCAATGGATGAATTAATTTCTGATGCATTACAGGATGAAATCGCTTCGACGATCAATAAGTTTGAACCACGAGTATCACTAATTAATACAATTATCGTACCAAACTTCGAGACAGGTAAATACGGCGTAACGATCAAGTATCGTATTGTTGGATTACCTTTGACAGAAAGTGTTAGTTTCGTATTACAGAGACCCGAATAATGCAACCAAATAACTTAACAGCATTAGATTTTAATGATATCAAAGAATCTATCAAAGCATATCTGAGAACTAGAGATGAGTTCACAGATTATGACTTTCAAGGTTCTAGTTTATCGTATCTAATTGACACGTTAGCGTATAATACGTACTACACGGCGTTTAATGCTAATATGGCAATGAACGAAGCATTCATTACGAGTGCTACAGTGCGTGATAATATTGTTAATATTGCAAAATTATTGAATTATGTGCCGAAGTCAGTCACATCGAGCACAGCATGTTTTAAATTAGAACTGCAAACCACTGCGGTCGGAGGTGTATATCCTACATCTTGCACATTAAAGAAGGGCGCAGTAGCAACTGGTGGTAATTATATTTGGAATAGACTGTCAGATGTAACGGTAGAACCTGATCCATCTACAGGTTTAGCGACATTTGACAATATTATGTTCAAAGAGGGTAATATTCTTACCTTCTCTTATGTTGTTAATACGTTTGCAACACAGGTTTATAAGATTCCTAGTGCAGATGCTGACATTTCAACCTTATCTGTTAGGGTAAAACCCAACGAATCATCAACTACATCTGATACTTATAGTAAAGTTGAGAACGTAACCAACCTTACATCGACTTCTAGGGTGTATTTCCTCTCTGAAGGTGAGGATATGCAGTACGAAATCAAGTTTGGTGATGATTCTATTGGCAGATCACTGAAAGATGGTGAGGTTGTTGTGCTTGAATACCTCACTACAGAGGGTAATGCAGCAAATGATACCAGTCAGTTTGCTTTTAAGGGCATTATGCAGGACTCCAACGGCGCAACTTACGCTGCTGGGGCAACAACAATGACTTTAAAAGAGTCTGCTTATGGCGGATCGTCTGCAGAGAGCGTAGAATCGATCAAATATAACGCTCCTCGCTACTATTCCGCGCAATATCGGGCAGTTACCGCGCAGGATTACGCTGTTTTGACTAAAAAAGTCTACGATAACGCAAAATCCGTCGTCGCTTATGGTGGAGATTCGCTAAATCCGCCAATTTACGGTAAAGTTTACATCGCAGTGCAGACAAAAACGGGTTCATCACTCAATGATGCAACCAAAAAGTCCATTGCTGCGGATTTAAGGCAGTATGCGATGGCATCTATCGACCCTGTGATCATTGATCCCGAGGATATTTACATCTATAACAAGATTTTTGTTCAATATGACACTGGTTGCGGTGATGATACCACCACGATCAAGACAGATGTGCAAAATGCGATCAATCAATGGGCAGCACAGACCGAAATTAACAACTTTAACTCGACTTTCCGCTCACAATCCTTTGAAAAAGCGATTACACTCGCTTCTAAGTGCGTTTCTGACGTATCTTTGCAGACAACTGTCGTCAGATACATCAAACCAGTCACTAATCAGACTAATACTTACGTTATTGCGACTGGATCTCCGCTTTATAACTCGGCACCATCACAAACTCAGACTGAAAACGCAACAAAAGAACCAATTTTGCTTTCTGGAACGTTCAGAACCGCAGATCGCCCTGGTGTGAACCAACAATTTGAGGATGATGGGTTCGGAAACCTTCGTGTTTTCTATAATACAGGTACTAGAAAGGTTATTACCAACAGTAATGCGGGAACTGTCAACTATGACAACGGTGAAATTGCATTTGGACCTATTAATTTGATTGGTGCAGGTTCAAATGTTGCAGCAACTGGTGTAAACATCACAAATAGTGTTTCTGGTGAGGGATCTGTTACTGATTCTGATGCATTACCTGGCAGTCTTCAGGTTCCTGTTCAGTTTATCCCTGCTAACTCCGCTTCGATCCCTGCATCGACTCCTGGAACCATCATTAACATCATTTCTCCTGAGGTTACAATTGCTCCAGTGGGAACAACACCACCTACCTCAATCCCTCTAAATAGTTTGACACCAACGATTTTCGACCAGACACCATCTACGGTTACGGTCGCTGATGTTGCCAACGGTGGCACCTTAAACACGTCTGATTGTATTTAAAATAAGAGATGAATATTAACAAGGTATCTCAATCGATTGTCCAACAGACTCCAGACTTTCTTGAGGAAGAATATCCTCTGTTTAATAGATTCCTGGAGTACTATTATCAGTCACAGGAAAAAACAGGTGCTGGTCAAAATATTATCAACAACTTTCTTCAATATCTTGATATTGATAAGTTGGACATCGGTATCTTGGAAGGCAAAACCAAGATTGTTGAGGCAATTACCGATAAATCTACAAAAATCGTTGTAGAAAGCATTGAACAGTTCTTAGAAGAGAACGGTTCGATCATGATTGGCGATGAAGTCATCTATTATGAGAACACAACTAGTTCTCCCAACATCGCACTGTCTCCTGGTATCTCTTATGAGCAGGTAAAACTTAAGTGGACCAACCTGGCAACACCAATCAATGATTTTGATGGTGTACAGACAAGATTTCCCCTGGTTTCCCAGGATAACCCGATTGCTCCTCCTTCAGCACAACATTTGATTGTTAGTGTCTATGGAGAAGTTTTAATTCCTGGCACAGATTTCACTCTTTCTGGTGATGAGATTGTATTTACTACTGCACCGAGAACAAAACTCCCTGCAGATGATTCTACAACAACTTTCATCACTTATTTGAACGGTTTTATCGAAAATACCATTGCTTCTCTTGATGATATTTCTAATTCGTTCGGTGAAGGTAAGACTTCCTTCGCTTTAACTGAAAATGGCGAAAAATATGAACCGACTGTTGATGAATATGTAATTGCTATCTACGACGGTCGTCTTTTACAACCCAGAGTCGATTTCTTTATCGACGGAGATAAGTTTATCTTCGATACTGCACCTATCAATGGTCGTCAACTCTCGGTGTACTTTATTGAAGCACCTATTCCCTCTTTTGGTGCTGGTGCAAAGGCATTTTCTCGTGTTAATGACAATGGTGAACTAACTTCCATTAAAGTTGACACTGGTGGTAGTCAATATCGTTTTGAATATCCTCCTCAAGTTTCAATTAAGTCTGCTAATGGGTCTGGCGGTTCTGCTAGGTCTCTTGTTAATGGTATTAAGTCTACAAGTCTTCTTCAAGGTGGTAAGGGGTATAGTTCTACCAATCCTCCTATTGTTCAAATCCAAGCTCCGACAAAACCTGGTGCTGTAGCAGCAACCATGACGGCAACTGTCGAGAATGGTTCGGTAACTGCGTTAGAATTAACCAGTTCTGGTTCTGGATATACATTTACTCCTAGAGTTACGTTCAAACAACCTGGTGGTGCTACTCTGGGAACTCCCACAATCACTAATGGTTCAATCACAGGAACTATTCCTGTTACAAATAACGGTTTTGGATATGCTACTGCCCCTGAGGTTTATGTTGATGAACCTACAGGCACAAATCCAATTAAAGCAGCTCTGAGAGCAAATATTTCTGCTGATGGACTAGTTACTAGTATTTCAATTTTAAATGCTGGTCAAGGTTATACTACAACCCCCAGAATTGCAATTATCGACCCAGTTGGTGCTCAAGTTCTTGAAACTAGAGTCGATGGTAATGGTCGTGTTATTGGTATCGAACTTCTTAATGGTGGTAGTGGATATGACGAGATCCCTTCGGTCTATATTGTTGATACTCGCACCGATGCTCAAGGTAATTACTCTGGAGGAAC